TTCGCTCAACGATATTCAGCACCTGGCACTGATGCGCGTACCCGGCAACGCTTACGGACTCGGCCCCATTCAGGCCGCGCAACAGGAACTGATGAACGCTCGGGACACTCGAGACTATGCAGCGACATGGTTTACTGATTCTGGTGTCCCGAATGGCATTCTCAAGTCAGACCAGATGCTATCCCCTGACCAAGCAAAGGCCGCTAAGGATGCTTGGAATGCAACTGCTGGTGCAAAAAATGGCGTTGCCGTTATTGGCAATGGGCTCAATTACCAGCCTATGTATCTTAATCCCAGGGATGCGGCCTGGATAGACGTACAGGGATTCAATGTTCAACAAATTTCCAGACTTTTTGGCATTCCAGCAAACATGATTCTTGCATCAGTAGACGGCAACTCCATGACCTACACAAACATGGAACAAGAACAGATCGCGTTTGTTCGTTACACGCTGGCGCAATACATCGTCGAAATTGAGTCGGCAATGTCTCAACTCGCAGCTCGCGGTGTCAACGTCGAGATCAACACAGACTCGCTACTCCGCACCGACACGTTCACCCGATACCAAGCACACCAAATTGCGCTGGCCGCAGGATTTATGACCATTGACGAAGTCCGTGAACTTGAGGACTTACCCCCTCTCAACCCGAATGGAGTACCCGATGCAGGACTCGCTTGAGATTCGTGAGATGGATGTTCGTTTCGACGAAACCACACGCGAAGTAACTGGAATGGCCGTCCCTTACGGTCAAGTGTCAAACGGTGAAGTGTTTCAACGTGGCGCAGTCACGCTTGACTCTGAAGCAAAACTGTTTTGGCAACACAAAGAACCGATTGGCAAAATCGTTGCTGGTGAACAGACCGATGCTGGTTTCATGGTTCGCGCAACCATTTCCGAAACCGCACTTGGGCAAGATGTTCACACTCTGCTCAAAGACGGTGTCATCAACAAAATGTCTGTCGGTTTTGTTATGCGCGATGCACAGATTATCGACGGTGTCCGTCAGGTAACTGATGCACTCGTTCGCGAAGTTTCTCTCGTCCCATTCCCATGGTATGAGGGTGCAAGTGTCACAGCAGTACGTGACGAACCGGAATCGGATGTCCCGACCCCGGCTGAAAACAAAGGAGATATCGTGGATCCTGAAGAAACCACTCCCGACTCTTCCGAACTCGCCGAGGTTCGAGAAGCAGTAGAGGTCATGCAGCGCGAGCTGGTTGTCCTCAAGTCATCCGAAAGCGCACCGGTCGTTGACCGTCGCTCGGCTGGCGAGTTCATGCAGGCTCTTGCAAAGGGTGACGACAACGCCATCCGCATGTACGAGCGTGCTTACACTGGTGCAAACACTGGTGACTCGGTCGTTACGCCCATTGACTTCGACTTGACTCGTATCATCGAAAACGCTGCGCCTCTGCGCCAGGTGTTCTCGACTGGTGTGACTCCGGCCGACGGAATGGCAATCTACTTCGCACAACTCAAGGGAATCACCGATGGCACCGCCGCACAGGCCGCCGAGGGTGACGACTTGGGTTACTACGAGGTTCAGCTCGAAACCAAGAACGTCTCGCTCAAGACGATCGGTAACTACATTCAGTTGTCGATTCAGTCCATCCTGCGTTCGACTGTTGACTACCTCAACACGTCGCTCCGCGGACAGGCAATCGCTCTCGGAAACAAGTTGAACGCGGAACTCATTGCCCAGTACCAGACCACCGTTGCCGCACAGATTGCGGCCGCCAACAAGGTCACCATTAAGGCAACTTCGGCAACGTACAACGACTTCCTCGCCGGAATCACCGACGCAGCAGTCAAGTTCGCAGCACTTGGTCTGCCCCTCGAATACATGATCGTTGACACGGCTACGTTCAAAGAACTCATGGCACTTCAGGGTTCAGACGGTCGCCCGGTTCTCCTCGTTGATGGAAACGGAACCAACAACATTGGTACTGTCTCCCCGACTGGTCTGGGTGGAAACCTCGCCGGCATTCGTGTCGTCGCCGTTTCCCAGCTCAACGTCAACAAGTCACAGTGTGCATTCGTCAACTCGGCTGCACTCCGTCAATACACGTCGGCTAACCTGCGCCTCGAAACTGACAACGCAATCAACCTGTCGAACGCTTACTCACTTTCCACGTTCACATGTGTTGCAGATGAGTACCCTGCGGCCATCGTCGGTATCGTCCGAGCCAACCCGTAAGAATAGGTAAAGAACATGGCAGTGTACGACGCTCTGAAAGCGTATGTTGGGGCACCTGATTCCGACAACACGTTTGTTTCTGCATGCTGGGACGAGGCACATCTCCTCGTCGACAAGTTTTGTGGAGCAGTCGTCGTACCTGCCACTGTTCTGAACCGAGCAAAAGTTGAATGCGGATCGGAACTGTACCACCGTCGCTCGGCCCCGAATGGTATTGCACAGTTTGCAACGCTTGATGGTGGTTCAGCGGTTCGTGTGGCACGTGACCCAATGATTGCGGCCTACCCATTGCTTGCACCTTATGTTGGGCAGGGCCTCGCATGATTGGTGCAGGACGCGACGCATTACTGGCCGTACTTACGTCGGCTGGTATTCGCGCATCCGAAAATGTACCGGAACGCATAAGCCCACCCCTGGCAGTTTTGCAACCAGCTGGTGACTGGATCACCACTGGACAAGTTTTTGGTGAGTACCGTCTCGGATTTGAAGTTACCGTAATCGTCAAGACCGCCGCTAACGCGGTTGTTTCGTCGGCTATGGATGATGCTGTTGACGCAGTTCTAACGGCTGTATCGGGCGCACAGGGATTCTATGTGGGGTCTGTGTCCGCACCGTCTCTGCTATCGGTACAAAATGCCGAGTTTTTATCCGCAACACTCACCGTTTATCAAAACACCCGACTCTAAGGAGACATCGTGGCATTACCCACAACCCCATCAACACGAATCAAGGCCAACGGCCTACTCTTCCAGCTCAACACTGGTTCGATTGCAAGCCCGACGTGGAAAGACTTCTCGTACGACTGCATCTCATTCATGGTCAAGTCCGAGGATGCATCCAACGACCAGGTCACGTTCTATGACGCATCTGTCGGCGGTGGAGTAGACAAGTACGCAGAGGCTGAACTGATCCAGTCGCTCGAATCAACGTCGCTCTGGCAGTACCTCTACAACAACCCGGGCAAAGAACTGCAGTTCCGTTACGCACCGTTTGGCAACACTGCCATCACCTCAACGCAACCTGGTTTCACAGGTTACTTGCGTTTGCCTCGCATCTTGGCACCTGGACTTGGTGGTACTGCCTCGGTAGATGGAACCTATGGATCAGAGACAGTTCGTTTCGACATTATCGACGAAACCGGACAGTTGCTCACACAGGTTACTTCGGGTACCTGGACACGCGCCTAAACTGATATGGGTACGGTCATTGGTGGCTTTGGCGGTCCTATCGGATTATCCAGGGACACCAAAGGCCGTACCTACATCACAGGTTTAAAAGAGACCCGAAAGATAATGCTTGAAATGGGTGTCGAACGAAACCTGTTTGAAAAATGGATCAAGGAATCGGCTTTGCTTGCTGCCAAAGAAGCAACCCGAATCGCACCCAGAGTTTCTGGTTCCCTCGCAGTTTCGGTTCGAGGCTTTTCTTCAAAAACAATGTATATCAAGTCAAGAACTACTGGACAACCAGAAAAACGATTTGCTTTTGGTGGTGTAGTTACTGCTGGTAGCCCAGCAAGAGTTCCATATGCTCGACGTATTTCATACGGTATGAGACATGAGGCCGGACAATTTGCTAAAACAGCGAAAGAGGGAACCAAAACTAGGCAGTGGCGAACAACTGTTAGAACACCAGGTAACCCTTACATGGTGAAAGCAAGAGAAGCAAAGAAACCAGACATGGTTGAATTGCTAAATAGAAAACTCCGATATTGGATAAAGCAGAAAGGCTTTGAAACTAATGGACTTTGACGACATAACACTCGGTGAAATCGAGGAGATTGAGGACTACGCAGGATTACCAATCAGCAAGATTGGTGACGACTCGCCTGGAGTAATCAAACTGCGCATTGCACTTGCATGGATTATCAAACGCCGCACCAACCCAACGTTCACCGTTGATGATGCAAAGAAAATGACGGCCACAGAGTTGACTTCATTCTTTACCGAGGCCCCACTAAAAAAAGACTAAAAGACCAGCAGGCGGAACGTGTTATGGATCTTGTTCTTGCACTCAACATTTCGCCAACTGATGTCCGCAACATGACCGCGAGAGAGTTGTTTGCTCTCCAGAAAATTATGAAAGGCAGAAAATAATGGCAGTGCCTAACATGATTGTCACGTTGCTGGCAAATACAACAAAGTTCGCTGCAGGCATGAAGCAGGCTGGTGGTATACTGGGTCTTTTTGGTACTGGTGTGGCAAAGTTTGCTGGTATCGCAGCTGGTGCTTTCACCGCGCTCGGTTTGGGCATTCTCAACGTCATACCTGAACTGATAAAACTTGGCGTCGAGGCAAAAGTTGCCGACGAACGACTCAAGTTTATGGCGCAGAACATGCTTGGTTTGAGCAAGCAAACCGAAATAACTGTTGGACATTTGTCGGATTATGCGAACACGTTGCAAGAAACGACTGGTATTGATGATGAGTTCATCAAAGGAATCCAGGGCAAACTGCTTGCTTTCAAAGACCTCGCAAAAAGTGCTGGTGTTGCTGGTGGCATGTTTGATCGTGTTACTCAAACAACTCTTGATATGTCGGTTGTGTTTGGTGATGCCGAGGGTAATGCGGTAAAACTTGCTCGTGTCATGCAAGACCCCATTGCGAACATGAATATTCTCAACCGCGCAAGTGGTGGATTTACGCAAACTGAAAAGAACAAAGCGATTGCTATTGAGGCCACTAATGGCAAAATGGCTGCTTCAAATTATTTACTGGGCATATTAGAGGATAAGTTCAAGGGTTTGGCAGAAAAGACTTCTGACCCGATGGCGCGAATCAACAAACAATTTGAGGACATATTTCAAGCTATTGCTAAGAAAGCAATTCCGGGCATCGAGATTTTGGCAGATAAAATTGTTGAATGGGTCAAAGGTCCAAAGGGTGAAGAAGCAATCAAGCAAATGACCGACGCAATGGGCAAGTTTATTGATTGGATTACATCGCCCGAGGGTCAGAAACAGATGGACAAATGGATTGATAAGTTTGCTACTGTTGCTGGTTTCATTGCAAGCATTATTTCTGGTTTGGCAACCATTATTCAACTATTTGGCGATGTCAATAACCGCGCTGCCGATTACAACAACGCCGTAAGAAATCGAGGTTTAGATGATCGTTTCAGGCTTGGACCAGTAACTCCATCAATACCCAACAACACTGGTTCTCGTCCTGGCACAGGACCGTTCGGCGGAACCAGCAGAGGCCTCGTAGTGAACTTCAATGCCCCAGTGGACTCGGTTAGTGCTGGCCGTGAAATCTCGCGTGTGTTGAAAGAATATGACCGTTCAAACGGTGGTCGACGACGATGACAATTCGTGAAAAGTTTCTTTATGGTCTTATCCAATTTGAGACATATAGTCAATCGACTGGTACATGGACTGATCGCACTTCGGCACTCAACGGTTTGCAGTATTCCGAGGGTGGCCGTCTCACCACACCCGGGGCAAACACAGTTGACGTTGGAACGCTCAATGCGTCGCTGAAAGACATATCATCTGTTCCAGTGTCCGGTGACTTTGTTCGTCTACGACGTTACGGCACAACCGAATATGCGTTTACAGGTTACATTCAGGATGTTGGGCAACAGGTTGTGTTTGATAACACTAAGAAGTTGTCGACTCCGTTGATTGTGACAACGCTTTATTGTGTGGATTGGGTTGCGTATTTGACGCAGTGGGTTGTGAGTGGTGTTGGTGGCCGTAACTCGTCGTTTGCCCTTTTGTCAGGTGGTGATGGATACCAAGAACCCGAACGTGTCCGCGCAATCAATTATTCTTTTGATTCAACTAATGCAACTCAAATTATTACTGCCGCTGCAGAATCAGGTAGTGGCAATAATGTTTCTGTTGCGGATACTGACCTTATTGCTAGCGCGGCAGATCACATGGATTTACTCTCACGTTCACTTGGCACTATTTGGTATGGTGCACACACAATCCCAACAAATAACACGACTGGTCGAGATGACCTTATCAAATGGCAGTATTACAACGGCTCATTATCATCAGGTAAAACTTTCACCGACCTTGTAGGATCAGCCGGACAACTTCACTACACAGAGATTGACTTGGAAAGTTCGTCACAAAACGTGGCCAACAAAATCGCGCTCAACAATCGAAGCCTCGTTGTTTGGAACGATACTGACAATGCTGCTCTTGCTGGTGGCAATGACCAAAACTTTATTTTTGTTGATTTGTCAACAAAGCAACGTGGCATTATTCCAGATACTCAATA